GCAGCCGCGACCAAGAAGAACCTCAAGCTTCTCACGGCGATCAATGCCGGAACCGTCAAGCATCTTGCTGAAGGTGGCCCTGTAGATCGTGCGACACCGATCATGATCCAGCCCAAGACCATGAATACCAAGGAATTCGAGCAGGCTCGTACTGTTCAGAATAATGCGGCGTTCAATGTGTCTTTCACGGGTGATATCTCTCGACAGACTCGTCAGGAAATGTTCAAGATGGTTCCGCAACTCGCGGAACAAGTCAACTCATACAACAGAGAAAAAGGTTACAAGTAAATGTACGGTATCCTGAATGATGGAGTGGTGATTGCACAGTTCGTGGCTCCAATGTCACTGTACAGCAATCGCAGTGAATTCATCTCGGATACCCTTTCTCTTGACAGGAAGGCTGCCGCCCTCAGTGGACAGAGGTGGGAACTGGAATCCCGCCTCTATCCTCTGAACGAAGATGCCAACGATCTATTCGTCGACCTGGTAACGAAAGGGCATACCGAGATCACGACGATCATTGTTCCGCAGAACAGCGGTGTCATTGCTCGTCGCACTGCATTCGTGACACCGGTTGGAATTGGATCGAAAGATTCTTCCACTGTCACGGTGAGCTCAAACGTAGGACTCATCCCGAAAGGGACGATGATCAAGTTCAATGGACACACTAAGGTCTACATGACCACCACGAACCGCGAAGGTGATGGCGTCATGGGTGTGTATCCTCCGCTTCGTGCGGACGTCAACACTGGATTCCAGCACGGAGATGATGTTGTTATGCGCGTCATGTATGACACTTCAGTAATTGCTGGAATGCAATATTCAGACGGCATTCTCATGGATGTCGGTATCATCAAATTGGTGGAGAAACCATGATCGAACTGAGTGCGAACATTCAGGCTGCTCTGCAGTCTCCTGTTCCCAAGTTCTTCCTTCTCGTGCGCATCTTCGACGAAGAGGAAGTTCACATCAATACCACGACCCATCCTGCACCGATAGAATTGTCGAATGGATGGGAGTACCAGTCGGACGGCATTCTCATGAGTGCCGATCCTCCCAGACTCACCACGACTGTGGATCGCGAGCAGTATAAGCTGCACTTCGCGGATCCCCAGAAGGTAATGGGTGGTCTCACGAATTGGGTCGGAAAGGAGATCGACGTTCGTGTCGGCTTCCTGGATCCTGATGGTGTTCCGTACACCGATGCAGCAGACACAATCGTGACATACGCGGGAACCGTCGATGGTTCAGCCTATAAGTTCTCTACGGGAGCTCAGGGCGAGTCCATCTTTCAGCTCATCGGAAGCAGCCCCATGGCTGATCTTGATCAGTCAAAGTTCGTATATCTCAGCCGAGATTTCATTCGCAGCCGAAATATCAATGATACGTGTTGCGACACGATCTATTCCGGCTCGAACACGATCTCCCTGAAGTGGGGTAAGACATGAAGAAACTAATAATCATCTGGTCTCTGGTAATTGCCTGTATTGTCAGCTTGCTCTTCGACAATCCAGATCCAGGTATCATTCGGGCGTATGATCCATTCACGATCGTCTACTTGATCATTGTCGCACTGTCAACGACGTATAGCATCGTCCAAGCAAAGAAAGCTAAGCAGCGCGCAAAAGAGGCAGCTGAGGCTCGAAAGGGCTTCGAGGTGCCTGTTGAAGGTAAGTCGATCTATGTCCCTGTGGTATACGGCAGAGCAATGATCGGTGGTGCACGTACGTATCACAATACGTCCAGCGACTTCAACTATGTCGCTTCGAATGCGGACAAAACGTTTCTTGCGGGTCTGTCCGATGCGCAACGTGAGAACATCACGTTCCAGACGACTTACAAGAGCAATCCTCGTGGAGCTCCGATCCCCGTCACTCAGACTGTGACGAATTCGGGAACTCTTCTCAATCAGACCTTCGTCGGTACCAAGAATGCTTTCCTGTTCTTTCAGCAGGCTCTTTGCATGGGTCCGATCAATGCTTGCTATGACGTCATCATTGATGAGTCACGGTACCTCGATGATCCGCTCATGGGAACGGACCTCTATTCGTCATTCCAGAACAACATCGAAGGTGCTCTTCGTCTGGATATCCACTACAATGGTGGAACAGCAGACGCGATCGTGGCGAACAACTTCAGTGAACGCTCGAAGGCTACGTTCGATGACATAGCATATATTTCGGGATGCGCTCGTCTGGACCGCGAAAATCCGCAGTTCAGTGGCACTCCTGAGATTCAGTGTCTCATCGAAGGTAAACTGGTTCGCAAACTGTCCGGCGGTGTCCTGGGAGACTATGAGTATTCCAATGCTTCTCCCTGGTGTCTCCTCGACTATCTGATGAATCCGATCTTCGGCAAAGGTCTCCCGTTGTCCAAGATCAATGTTGAGTCATTTGAGCAGGCCGGTATCTTGGCCGAGACCATTGTCCAGAACAATATGCTCACGTACGGTAAGATCTGGCAGCCCACGGATGGTTCACGGAATGTCACTCAGCGTAATATTCCGCTGTACGAGTGCAATATCATTCTGGACACTCAGAAACCGATGCGTGAAAATATCGAAGCCATCCTGGCAACGATGGGTGACGCACGGTTGGTCTGGTCAGGCGGTCAGTACAAGCTTATCATGCAGTATCCGTCCGTCAATGCGGATATCGATGTGGCAATGGAGCTGGACGATACAAACATCAAGCTTGATGCTGATGTGGAGATCAACTGGCCGTCTGCGAGTGACCGTTTGAACTTCTGCACTGTTCGTTTCAATAATGAAGCGAATAACTTCAAGGAAGATGCGGTCTCGTGGCCACCCAAGCTTGGTCCCACGGTTGAGACACAGACATCCCTCGTCGGTGTCGGTGGTTTCTTCTATGGCTTCGGTTCGCATGCCACAGGCTGGAATGAAGGCACTGCCGGTGGGCGGATGCTCAATAATCTCTGCGTATGGGCAGGCAATGCCCCGACGACCACGCTGGATTATCATCTGATGATCCGTGCGGAAGATGCCGGTCTGTGTACACTGGAGTTCACTGCGGATGATAATTGTACGCTGGAACTCAGAGATGCAAATACTGATTCGGTCATCTACAGTGGCTCTCAAGCGGACTGGCGAGCCGTCAAATCGGTCAGTGTGGACCTCTCGTCGGCGACTGACAAAGTCTATAAGATCCATATCACGGCTGTGGACACCTCAGGCGAACAGGCCGATGATGAGGGTTCCAAAACTGTTGGACGCGGTGTGTGCGCACGCATCAGCAAGAGCAATAAAATCCTCTGGACCACTCGAGAACCGGCCTACACCGCATTCCAGACCATCACGCTCAACAATGCCGTCTATCGTGCTATGTTGGCTGAAGACAATGGCATGGAATTGGAGACGGAACTCTTCTTAGAAGGTTGCACCGATCGGCATCACGCGCTCGCGAAAGCTGAAGAACTGGTTCGCACCAGTCGAGGTTCAGCTGGTGTCAAGCTGACGGCCATCATCCGAGACAAGATCCCGGAACCCGGTGACTTCCTCCATGTGAGCAGTGCGACTCTCGGTATCACGGGCTTCTATGCACGTCTGTCTGAGATTCAGATGAATCCCGACTGGACTGCGGACCTGCAGATGTCGATGTTCGATGCATCGTTCCTGGCTTGGAATGTCAAAGACGACGAATACATTCAGCCTCCGCAGATCTACAACTTCAGTATCCCAGCACCAGTATCCCTCACATATATTGCGAGTCCTGCCGGTACTGTTGGTTCTTCCGGTCGCCTGGAATGGTCCAGTCCTGGGTTCGTCGATGTGGAATCCTACATCGTCGTGATGCATCTCCAGGGTGACCCTCTCGATACCAATGGTTATCCGATCTTCCGAGAGATCGGCCGCACCAATCAGACTTTTTTCAATCTGCCTCAGCTGAATGGTCAATATGCATTCTTCGGAGTGCGTACGATGGCAAAGGGCGGTAAGCTATCGCCCATCACTTTCTTGGGAATGGATATCAACGAGGACGACGAGCGAGTTGTGAATGGTGTTCCTCTGGAGCATACATATCAGCGCTTTGTTCGTATCGAAGTCCCCGAAGCCAGCTTCGTGAAATCGTCCGCAACCGGTATCATCACACCTGCGAGTATTCTCGTGAGTGTAGGACACCAAGGATATACAGATCCTCACTTCGATTGGTATGTAGATGATGTCTACCAGGACGGCATCGACGATCCGACCTTCGAGTTGGCGCAGTTCAGTGATGTGGACCATAAAACGGTTCGTGTGGTGGTCTATGATGGTGTCAATATCAATGATACATTGACGGACAAGATCGATATTCTTTATCAAGAGAACACTGTCCAGAACTATCAGAAGATATCCCTATACAAGCGTCAGGCTGCCATCCCGGATCCGCCTTCCACGACGTTGACTTACACATTTGCGACCGGTGCATTCACAGGCGATCTGGAAGGCTGGTCTCTGGATGTTCCCGTCGGTACCGACACGCTGTATGTGATCACGGCCTATGCGTCATCCACTACGCCGACTGACACTATCGCTTCCGGCGAATGGAGTCCTGTCGCACGGTATTCCAATGCCATGGTGGAAATCGTACTGTCGAATCCCAACGGTGCCGTATCCGCATATGCAGAAGGCACTGTGAAGTCCTATGCGAATGCCCAAGGGTTCCTTACAGTCTTCCAGGGCGGTGTCAACGTCACTGCCACAGCCACACTGTCAGTCAGTGCTGTCAATTGCACGGGTACTATCAATACGTCTGACAATACACCTGTAGGGTCTAAGATCAAGGGTTACTACCGTGTGACCGCACTCCCTGGAGACGAGGGTCAGCTGGATTTCACGGTGACCATTGGCACCGAAACCTACACGGCAACCTTCAAGATTGTCAAGGTGTACATCGGATACGAAATCGCATCTACCGCACCTGTGACCAATCTCTTCGAAGGACGCCTCTACTACAATGATACGGACGGCAAGCTGTATCGATATCGCAGTGGATCTTGGACATCCGAAGTCCCCGCAGTTGATATCAGTGGTACTCTGACGAACTCTCAGATCGCCTCTTTGGCTGCGACAAAGATCACGGGGACTCTCACCGATGCTCAGATCGCAGCGTTAGCAGCCACGAAGATCACTGGTACACTGACCAATGCCCAGATCGCTGACCTGGCCGCGACCAAAATTACTGGTACGCTGACTGACTCTCAGATCGCTGCACTGGCGGCAACCAAGATCACTGGTACTCTCACGGATGCCCAGATCGCGGCGCTATCAGCAGCAAAGATCACCGGCACAATCACCACGACGCAGATTGCGGATGACTCAATCAGCACGGCAAAGTTGAAGGCCAATAGTGTCACTGCAAATGAGATCGCGGCTAATGCCGTGACCACGTCGGAACTTGCAGCTGGAGCTGTAACTGCAGCAAAGATCACCGCAGGGACCATCACGGCAACTGAACTCGCAACTGACTCAATTACCTCGGTCAAGATCCAGGCGGGTGCGATTACTACCGCTAAGCTGACGGCGGGAGCTATTACTGCTAATGAGTTGGCAACTGATGCTGTCACTGCGGCCAAGATCCAGGCTGGGGCGATCACGACGGCCAAGCTGACTGCCGGTGCCATTACGGCAAATGAACTTGCGACGGATGCTGTTACTGCAGTGAAAATTCAGGCCGGTGCCATCACCACTGCCAAGCTCACTGCAGGTGCCATCACGGC